TCGGGTTGTATTCTAATACTGTTGTATCATATAACTTTTTCCAGTTGATCTGATACTTGTTACTCCATATTGCGATACGATTTTTCAAGTATGTAAAATCGGGATATAAAATCTCCAACTCTCTTGTTCTCATTAAAATCGTATCAATAGCAATCTGTTTCACAAGCCCCTTAGGAACATTGAATCCGTCAAACAATGTGTTATCATAGTTATATAATCCCTCAACGGTTAACAAACTCAATCATCATCACCTCCTGGTGTTTTCACGTGAAACATTTTTTTCACTCGGATCATGCCTCCAATTCACACTTACATCCACATCAAACATTTTCTTAACATCTGCGCAACTTTTCTGCCATCCATCCAACCACATTTCCATTCTGGTTGACGTTTCTACGTCATTGCTCTCAGCTTCGGAAGATATCATTCTCTCTTTTTTATCCGATCTGGCAGAGGGAATACCAACCTCTGTGCAAAACAACTCTTCCAATCTTCTCAGAGTGTCCAGAACATCACCTGCAATATAGTTCTGACGAAGATTATTAACAAAATAATCCCACGGTTCTTCCGTCTGATCTCCTCTCTGTATTCTCAGTTTTTCGTCATAGAAAACAGCCAGTTCACCTCTCATGACCTGATCCATGACTTTTTTCAGACTTTCTGCTCCCGCTTTATTCCTTGCTCTGAATACATACGCAAGCTTGCTGTTCATAACGTTCATGTCTAGAGATTCCATAGCGATAGCCATTTCATTCGCATATCTTCCGACAAGATCCATGATCCCACCATAGTCGGCAGTACATTTGAAAAGAACACACTGTTCTCCAATTACAGGCTCGATCACACCTTTTAAAAGCGGGTTGCTGATAACCGCCTGTGCCGGTCTGTAGAAAATATTGTACCCTTTGAGCGTACACCCTTGTGGAATCACACCAAACTTGTCAGTGTTAATGATCGCAACTGTGCCCCAACAATATAAACAATACAAAAAATAATCTTTATCCCAGTTATCCGGTACTTCCCATTTCATCACAGATATAGCTTTCTGCAATAGATACCTCTGAAAATACCAAAACAACTGAGTATTTTTGCAATGGTTAGTGCTCGGGCATATGCTACTATTATACTGATTGATATAATTATACATCACAGGAGCACCAACACCTGTATTACATCCAAACATATATTCACCTCCTATAAGCTATTAAAATAATCAAACCACGCTCTAGCATATCCGGCACGTTCCTGATGTATACTAGCAGGTCTTTCATAGTTTGCCTGAAACGCAAGTGCAAGGTATCCAGCATCCTGTGTGCTAACACTCCACTCTTTCCAACTCAACGGGTACGCACTTGTACTATACCATTGTGGCTCGATACCCCAGTTTTTAATTCCAGAACTTTGCTGAAACTCTGCAAAAATAACACTCATTTGTTTCTGACCATCATACCAATCATCATGACTTCCATATAACACATCAAGAACATTATACAGATCGGTCGGCGGTGTCCATTGCACAAGCCCGTGTCCAGTACCTCCAATTTCAATCAATGCAGGATTGAAAGTGCTTTCCTGTTGAATATTTCCGCAAAGACCTGCAATAGCATTTACGCTCCATCCCTGCGCTTTTAAATAATTTAAAATTACAGTTGCGTTATTTATTGCTTTTTCGTTGTTTCCACACAGGTTAGCGGTGGGATTACCAAAATACTCACTGTTTCCTCCAACCTGCCAATCACCACCGGAAAAAGGCCATCTGTATACTCTCCAATAGTGTATCGTACTTTCCCACACTGTGTACGTATTAATACTCACCTGATCAGGCAATGGAAGTTTTTTGCTGTGCGCACCCATAGAGTGTGTTTCATCATACATCATTTCTGTGTGCTGATGACCTCCGAGTGATGTGTCATGTATCCACAGAATATCACCTTTTTGAAATTTGAAATCAGTATAATCGGCAGGTAATATTATTTCCTCAAAACCGAGATTTTTCAGTATCGTTGGCATTGATTCCGTGGTGAACGGCCATGCTGTCAAATTGACTTCAAAACCTGCATGCCCCAGCCCATAGAAGATTAAAGAACTACAATCATAGTAAGTTATTCCGTTGATAGTCTGTTCATTTCTGTAGTCCTGATTGTACCCAACATTCGGTGCGTTACATCTATCCACGATCCATTGCCACGCTTGCAATATCAGACCTCCGATTCCACCTGCGCCACCAGAACCCCATGGATTTTGACCTGAGTTAGCACTTGTCATAAGTGCGACAAACATTGAAATATTGCTTGCAGGAAAGCTACGCATAATATACACCCCCCTCAAGAAACTGCTTGATTTGTTCTTTTTCGTTTCTGGTTGCTCCTTGTACATTAATCGAACCATTTTCAACCACATAATACCCAGCGCCTAACTCCTGCATTGTTCCATTCTTCATATAAGGTCTGCCATTATCCGCTCGGTCTTCATCCGTGATCTTATAGAACGTTTCAATAACGAAAGGTATGCGTGCTATTGATAACAACGTACCATTGACACCTCTTGTATGTACATCAGGTATTGCACTCTCAACCGCATTTGCAACTCCTGACGCACTTCCCAAAAAATTGCCAGAAAATAAATTACCGATACTACTTAGCAAACTACTTCCGCTTTCAATAATGTTTGCCCGTAAATCACTCACCTGTATGTTAACTCCAATTTGTGCATATCCACTATATAAAGTAACACCTCCTGCGCTCACTGACATAACACCAACTCCGCTCATGCAGTCAATAGTTTCACTGACTGTTACGCTCTCAGCACTTGCAACTTTTCCCCCGTCAATATCGAACGTTCCCCATGGGTCAATAGTTAACTGAATCCTGCGAAATGGTGAAGCGTTAAGAAATGTTCCACGTGAAACTTGTGGATGCTGTGAAACTGGCATTTTAAAAGACCTGCTATAAAAAGGCTTATTACCCAACTTCAACGCAGTCACATCGCAAGACCAAAAACCAAACTTAACCTCTGAAACCTGCGTACTTCCTGCACCAACATTTTCACAAGGAAACCACATAACACTTGTCAGATATTGAAACGGATTGAACAAACATTTCAGCAAACTATCCGTGATCTGCTGACCTGAGATGTTCGCCCAATCAAGAGTAGAAAATATCTTTGAGCAAAAATCTGCAAAGTTAGTAGGAATAAACGCATAGAAATTGGTAAGTCCATCCTCACCTACAATGCCACATACAAAATAGCCCTGATTCAGTCCATATTCAGCAACCGGAAATAAACCCTCGTTAACAACTGTCCTTTTCTTCACAGGTGTTGACAGTGTTGGGTATAAAGTATCCATGACATCGCCGTCAAAACTAGTGGAACTCCGAATAAAAAACAAGTTACTTGCCTGTATTGTATCACGATACGTGGCTAACACATCCACAACGCAATGTGCAATCCATGTATTGTTTCTATACTCCCAATCCTCAACCCAGTATGAACGATTAAATTCTACAATCTCACAGTAATTCCATGACGGAGCACTGCCTCCATTTCTTAGTATGATCTGTGGATTTTCAATAGAACAAGGTTCATTAATATTACAGGAAACGGCGGTAACATCACCGCCGACAACTCCTGTAGAATTAACTCTTTTACTTGCTGTCTTAAAATTGACTGTTACCGCCATTTAATTCCTCCTATTCCAGAACAAATACAAGTCCGTTCTCCGTCATATCATTCCAGTATCTATCTGTGAAATGATAGTAAATATTCCAGTAACCACCTGCGCTGTTGAAAGGCGTTGTGCTACTCCACTGTTTGATCGTAGTAAGCCCCATAGCCTCCTCATCAAACAGTACGGCAAAGATGTTGCTCATTGCCTGAGCTTCTCCCTTTACTACACTTCCATCCGGAATCATAACTGAAGGCGTTACATTAATATCCATCGGACTGTCAAGTGTCTGCCAGAAATTAACCTTTTCATTTGTGGCAATCTTCAAATACTGGTCATGGAACGTGTTACTCAGAACCGTAGTATCTGCGGTATGAAGATCCGGGCTAAAAATCATGATGTTCTGCATTCTCATCGGTGTATGTCTTGCGATCTCTTTTCCAGTGATGTTAGCATGGAATCGAGTTGTTCTCTCTGTGAAAAAGTCCATGTAAGTCATGATTTTAGCACAAGCCCATTTATAAAAACTCGGGAAATTCTCCGCTTTTCTTACATCATTAGCGGTTAACTTTGTTCCGTTCTCGGTATTGTACATCGTGAGCAACTTAACAACATGCTCTCCGGTATACCCATCTGTACTTGCAGTAACTCCTGTCTGCCAGATATTTTTTGCTCCGATATAGTTCGCAACGCACGCCCTTGCCATGCTCTCATGGGCCTGTTCGATCATGTCCATAGTATTCTGAGTGTACATGGAAATGAACTGACCAAACTCGTCAGGATTGCGAAACGCCTGATCTAACTGATCTCTGAAATAAGTCCTATGTCTCTGGAATACCTGACCGCCATAGAAATTAGTCTGTAAAACTTTTCCTTTTTTGATCTTATACATGTCAACCGCTGTATCATCATCAAGTGGCTGTCTCTGATCGTTTTCCCAATCATCGTCCAGCATCCCCAACTTTCGCACATGGTTTCCCCACTGTTGCGTGCTTCTTCTTAACCCTTTAAACTTTGCATTGTACGGTCGCACAGAAAAAATAGTCCTGTCTAATACCTGAGAAATGCTGTTCATAATCCTGTCATTACCCACAAGTAACGCTGTCTGTGCCTGTGCTACGAACGAACTTGTGTCCGTTGCTTTCATAGTTTCAACGCCTGTGGCCTGTTTAACGATATCATTCAGCACTGTGCTGATCTGATCGAAACTTAATGTATTCGCCATTATTTTTCACCCCCTGTCAATCCATCATAGTTTGGCGGATTGATAATGCTTGCTATAGCATCTTCTGTTGTAACCTGTTTGGGAACTGTGTTCTGCATCAGATTAACGTTGTTACTCTGTACCGCACTTGTGAGACTTTTCAGAGCATTCAGAACATCATTCTGTTCACTGATCTGCTGAATCTGCTGTGTCTGCGGATATGCCTGTGGCTGTGGCTGTGCCTGTGCCTGTGCCTGTGGAAACATCTGTGGAAACTGCTGTGCATATCCCTGTGCACCCTGCACCGGTGTCTGTGCCTGCTGATAGTTCTGTGGATAGAACTGTGGCTGTGGCTGTGGCTGTGGGGCACGCTGGGTGGCTGTACCTGACATTGTAAGGATTTCCTCTTTCGTGAATCCCGCTGTAATTAGTGTGATAAGATTATCGAGTGTCATATCTTGTAATCCCTCCTTAGATAATTTTTATGTGAAAATCCGGTGGAAATGATACCGTCATGTTCGTAAGTGACTGCATACCAGTTTCCAGAATAACATCCCAGACAGATGCATTTTGTGTTTTTCGGCATTTCTGCGATAACTGTTCCGTCTGTGTTAGGCTCTGCCCTGATCATCAGAGGCTCTGTGTTCGTTGTGACGATATACACACCTCTGATATTTTTGTTGTAGTTAATTGTCATTATTTTCACTTCCTGTAATATGGTCTGTGAGTTTTGTAAGTGCCTGAGTATTGTTGTTGAGTGCGTCTGTCATGTTTTTCATTTCTTCCTTGTGAGCATCCGTTTCTTTCTGCCATAAGTAGAAAGTCGCAATAAGGCATGCACAAGGCACACCAATGTTACTGATAAGAGTTGATAACGAGTTAACGTCCATATTTCACCTCCATTATATAACCTCCATTATATAGTAGCACAACATATAATATGTTTCACGTGAAACATTAAAGAAAGGTGAGAAATGTTTCACGTGAAACAAAACATATGCAGGCTGTGACACTCTGCATATGTGACGAAAGATTAAGTGTTACAAATTCTTGAGTTGTACATACTCATGCACATTGGATTCTTATGATCCCACGCTCCCGACGTGTTGTACGTGTGCCACGAACACTTGTCTTTCTACGAAAGATTATAACAAATAAAAAAGGACAAGTCAATACTTGTCCTTGAAATAAGTTTCAAACAATGATTTTGATGTGATATCCTCGAACGTGATCTTATTTGATAAGTACATATCCCATAAGTACACATAGTCTCTGCGGAAAGCTTTGATATCCTTGTCAGATTGCGTGTATGTGGGTGGATTGCCTGAGTGATGCCGTGTGACGTATATCGTATTTTTGTTTTTACGCTCGTATATTGTAATGGAGTCCATGCGACATAATGGGATTAATTCTTTAATATTTGTCGGTTTGATGCCTGTATAATCCGCGGAATAGAACTCATTTCCGAGCGCCATGCGGTTGAAATTGGAATCTGCTCCTGACATTTTATAGAGTGCTGTTTCTTTCTTGCGCTCTGAAATAGGTGAATCGAATAAGTTAAAAAGTCCGATCCCTCTTTCCTGCATGATTGACACTGACTGTTTTCTGATATCCATTGCAGATACTTTTTCCATTAAATTGTTTTCGATGAACATATTACAAGAAAGATTTTCTGAGTTTGAAAAGAGTAAAAACTGAATTGGTGTTTCTCCGTCTAGTTCTCTGTTTCTGTTCATTGTTTCGTATGCGTTTTTAAACGCATATCCTGCGTTTTCCACTTTGCGCTCACGTTTCTCCGGTATAAACTCGTCATATATTCCTATCTCTACATCCGAAGCATCGAAACCACGTAAGTTAGCGAACGTATTTAGGGCGATTGCATAGCCGAGGATCGGCCCTGTGTACACCAGTTTTCCATTATCGTCCGTGTATGTATTGTAAAATCCTGCAACATTTTTTCCAATCGTTTTCGGATAGATTGACCATCCCATGTCTTTGTTAAGTTTTTTAAAAGGTGATAACTCTGGAATTTTAATTGTATCAACCTGCGCCTGTAGGGATCTCATGTACACGAAAATTTTCTTGTGTTCAATACAGTATTTAAGGCCTCCATAGGTTTTCCCCGTACCACGACCGCCCCAAATATAATTGAACTTTTGCCCGTATCCTAAAATAGCAGGTATCGACAGATACCCGCTATTTTCGTATAACGATAACATATTATTTCTGTGGCTCCGGCATAGGAACGTTCTTTTCAGAATATCCCATACGGGCAAGCGCGCGATCTGGGGAAACAAGCGCGCAAATGAGGTAATCACGGCCTGCTTTTGACTGTCTGTGAAGAACCTCGATGAAAAACATATCTGGAACTTCTTCCATATCGGAAACACGGTCAACCACATCTGAGAACGATTCTCGGAAAGTTGCTGACTGACCGGAAAATACCTCTCCTGTGTTTGCGTCCTGCACTGAAATGCAGGTTATTTCATTTCCGCTGTTGTCAACTGTTCGATACTCTACCCATGATCCAACACAAATAAGACCTTTGTTTTCAACATTTTTAAGACTTACGATTGCAGGTGATTCAATGAGGTCATACTCTGTGTATGTGTCCAGTGTGGAAGATGATTTAATAATAGTATACTGTTTCTTTGCCATGATTTAGTTCTCCTTTTCTTTTGGTGATTTTGTAAAAGTTGCGTGCATTAAGAACACCTCAGCATCCATGCCATAGATTTTAGTTTCTTCCTCGTTTCGCTCCCAGTCGATAACGATTCCAAAATTTCTTTTTTTGATCTCTTTGCTGATCTGATCGTCAGTGAGATTTCCAATTAAGACTAATTCTTTTGTAATCTCACATTTGTTCTCTGGATCATAGCAGATAACATTAATTTTGTTAACTGTTAACTCTCTTGTGATTTTCATGTTCTCACCTCCCTGTAATATCTTTACATGAATTATTATAACACATATGTTAATTTTTGTCAAACGACTCTTTAAATTCTTTTAATGTTCTTGCGTCTGCCAAAATCCTACGGTACTCATCTGTTATTCCTATTGTGTAAGTTGACGGTCTGATAACTACATTTTGTGTAATTTTTAAAACATGATTTCCCACGGTGAAATCCCCATAAGGAACGTCATTGTACACGCTTTCAGTTCCTCCTGATCGTAAAAAGGTAAATCCAATTTTGAAAGCTTCAATTCCTCCATGTTCTTCCAACTCATTTGGTGCAAGCTTTTTATTAACTCCTGCGATTGTTGCGTGTAGTTTTCCATCTTTAGTTCTATAGACATATTTTTTTGCACCAATGGTGGAGAATTCAGAATACGTATCCTCGAATTCATACACCCCCATATAATGTTTAACGCCATAACAGTCTGTAGCGTATGCGGAATTGGAGATACTTTGCTCTTTTCTCTCAGAATTGTATCTATCAAATAACTTGTCAATATTATCACCTCTTACTTTTATATATTTTACTGAATCCGTATCACTGTAAACGTAACGATCTCCAACTATGTTTATACCCTCTTTCAATCGTAGGCGTGCCCATGCTGTTACCCATACACCCCATTGATAAGGAAGAAAGGCAGTTCTATTATATTTTGCAAGTAATGTTTCACGTGAAACATTTTCATCAACTGTATATATATCTTCCGATGATTCTGTAAATATTAATGATTGCTTTACTGGTGACTGTACCATCATTCCGTAACCCGCGTTAAGCAATGCCTTTTGCAGATTGTAAAAAAGCTCCTGTTCCACTATGCCTTTTAATTCTGTTTTGTCTGTATAATATTTACGGAAAATGTCTTTCAACGGTTCTGGCAGTGATCCGTATTTGCTTTCGTAACACTCTGTTATTTCTAAATTTTTCCATTTGTACTCACGTTTCATTATCTCATAATCAATATCAGTGAGCGTTGTTTCAATATAGTCGGCGCTTAAAACACGTCCGTTATCCAATATTTCACTGGAAACATTTCTACATTTTGAATATGAAATATAGGGCGCTCCGTAATACTTGTCGATCTGTTCAATGCCTATAATTTTACACCGGAATAATAGCGCTTTTCCTCTATCCAGTTTCTTCTCTATGTCATTCTCAGTTATTGATCCGATATAAACAAAACGTGTCATAGGGAAAACACAATTCAACACAACGTCGGGATAAGATGATGATCTATCATAAGAACCGATTCCCAGAATCTTTTTACCGTCTGCATGTATCACTGTTCCTGAGTAATAACGATTAGCGTGAGTGTCTCCACCCCGAAACGCCTCTTCTAGCAGATCGAAAACATCTATAGTCGGAAAAATATCCTTGTGTTTTCGTGACCAACCATACATGGCTTTTTTCGTTTCACGACGTACATAACCGGTTGACGTTAAGGGGAGTGTATATAAATTGTCATTTAACAGTATCATACGTTTATACATTGCTTCAACTAGTCCGATTGTATCATATGTACTGTACTTTATTTCATAATCGGTTAGTTCTGTCCATGGAAAACGTTTTTTACTGTAATCAAATTTTTCACCTGATAATTTTTGGTGTTTTACTTTCATTTTTGAGGTAAACGTATTTAGTGACATATTAGTTTGCAGATATGAACACCTAAATTCAAAACGCTCTAACATTTCACATTTCAATATTTTTCGTGATTTTATGGCAAAAACTTCATCCGGTGAAAATGTATATATACCACGCAAAAACTGAAATTCATATGAAAGATTGTGTACAAAAATCATGTAATACGCGTAGTTATCGTCATTCATAAGATTATCAAGAAATAACTCAAATTCTGTCCACGTTCTTCCAATTATCGTATCAATATGTAAATCATCAAGAAAAAGAATTGAAAACTGCCAGATATACATTATTGACTGCTCGATATCTTCCAATCTAGTTGTTTCGATATCGAAAGCACACAGGCAATTTTTATAACCCTTTGCTTTTTTACTTCCTCTGTTAGATCTGGTATCATGTAAACATGGTAAATTCTGTATTCTAGTATAATTATATGTGTCGACATTATACAGATTTTCCATGTGTTACCTCCTACGTTTACGTTTACCTGCTTTCCTTTTCTGACGTTTTACTTTTTCTTTCTTTGCTATTCCAGATTTCAATTTTGAAATGTTTCGGGATCCCGTTTTCAGAAATTCCTTATATAGCTCTAACATTTTGCCTGTACTCAGCTTTTCGCCATCAGAATATAACTCAACAGCAAAATCAGAATCATATATTCTATCTGATGCAAAATCTCTGAGTTGTTCCATAAAACTCCCAAAATTTAGTAAATCCTCATGCGTTTTTAACTCTGTTCCATACACATCATTGATGTGTTTCATTTGTTCTTTTTCCTGTTTTTTCAATCCTGTTACTGTAGTTCGATCTGATGCTATAATAGTTGCTAGTTCAGATAACAGGTGATAGATTTCTCTATCACTTGTTATATCTTTCAACTGTTTGTAACGTTGGATCGGTCGATCCGTTACAAGGTTGATATCTTTATAGTCAGATTTCAGTAATCTTTCATAACGTTTACGCCAGATTGATCTTAACCGTGAATACTCTTTTCTAACGTCTTTCATATCCCACGTTAGTTCCAACGCAAGCGGTGTATAATCGTCTTTTGACCTGAGCAATCCCTGCGGTTTACTCTTCTTCAAATAAGACTTTTTTGTTGTCAATCGGAACACCTCCCTCTAATTTATTGTAGTATATAGGACGAAATTTTTCTTCAAACTCCACAACATAGTCCTGAACGATTGCCATTGCGACTGCACCTGTGTATGCCTTTACTAGCAGGTAATCACATTTGTATTTACAATCCCTTTTCAATATGTTCGGTGTATTTAATTCTTTGATATACACCTTATACCAGGACTTCTTACTGTTTAACGGTCTGCTCATTGTACACCCTCCATGTCTCAACACATCTCATGATATCGTCAAAACTTGACATTGCTCCCCACATTATATAAGGCGAATGTTTAAAACACTTTTTAAATTCGGAACAAATCTCTGACTGACTACATGAATGACAATATTCAGTATCATTACATGTAAAACATATATCGCAATAATTTTTCATTTTTTATAACCTCCTGACCACTTTGCTCCACACCATACACCATAAGGAAAAATTAATATAGCACCAAAACCAAACCACAAAATTGCATCCAACATTAATACACGCACCTACTTTCTATTTCTTCTTTGATCCACTTACGTTCCCGATAACGCCACGGGAAACGCATGATCTTGTATTCCTGCAATAGCTCACGTGGAGTGAGCCATGCAAGATAATTTTTGTAACTTTCTTCGTAATCTGTCATTTATTCATCTCCTATATTCATCATTGCAGTCGATAAAAACTCGATGCATTTTACGTAATCATATTCATATCCTAAATATGTTCCACCGTTCGAAATGCCTCTTGCAAGTATTGACGCATTATTAAAAGCTTCTTCAATAGTAGATCCTTCTTTAAGACTCATATGAAATTCTGCTACTACTTTCTCCTGATACAATTCCTGTACGCTTTCTTTAACTTTCTTCATTTTTAATACCTCTCTTTCATTTGATACATATATCATACATCATTATTTAGATTTATTCAAAGACCATTTTGTTCATTGAACATATGTTCGAAAACATTACCCTGTATGTGTTTCTCGTACACGGACACAAGAACATAATGTTCCAAAATAACTGATTTTCAT